GTTAGTGGTATCAAATTTTATTTCATAGTTACCCCATTCAGAAGGTAATATAAGTTTCCTAAATAGTTCAATTTCAATCATTTCAACCAGTGGCTGAATGGTTGAAGTCAAAAAGTCTAATTGCTCTGCTTCAACTGTGTTATACTTATTATTCTTTGTAAAAAATAACTTACTTAAAGGCACTCCAAAGAATTGTGCAATATCTAATAGTGTAAATTCCTTAGTTTCAATCAATTGTGCATCTCTGGGTGAAATTGATATTTGTTGAAAGTCTAAATCACTTCCTAATACAACAATACCACCAGTCTTTGCACCCACACTGGGCTGAGTTTGCTCTAAAAATGCTTGCTTAGCCTCTTGTGCTTGTGTTTTATTTAAGAATACTCCATCTTTGGGTTTTAATATACCATTAACATTTGCACCATTTTCAAAGAAGTTAAGTTGATGCTGGTTTGTGTAATGCGCAGTTTGCAGTATACTTCTTGCATAATCTAATGTTGATTTTCCAATAATACCATCTTCAGAATAGTTAATTAAATGAATTAAGTTATCGTTACTAACCTTCTGATTGTCAATATAATATTCAACTGTTAAATTATCTTTGTTTACTGATATTTTTACCCTATCTGGATGTATTACGTATAAATTTTTTATCTCATTTTTAATATTCCTATCAATCCATATGTAAGCATTACCTTTTAATTTTAAATGGGTAATAATTAGCCTCTTTAACTGATAGGCATTCATTAACTTATTGGGTTGCACATTAAGTAGGTAGTAAAGATTATCATACTGCTTTTTCTTCCAGTTTCCATCATATTTATAAATATTAATTGGCATAACTGCCACACTATCAGCAATTACATTGATTGCTCTATAAACCGCAGCTATTTTAGTTGCTTTGCTTTCTGTATAGGTATCAGTATATTGTCCAAAATCTAAACTACCCACAGTAGCCAAGTAGGGTGCAGATGGTGCTTCCCTTTTAGTGATATTAAACCCAAATATTTTCATTTCTATCATTTATTATATTAACACTAAATTTTTGAATTTAAACTATATATGTATTTGTTTCTTTTTTTCCAACGTAACCCCCTAATGCCATTAACATACTCATTACACCATCAATTTTTAGTTCCTCATTCCTTTTTATAGGCTTAACATTACCATTAAGGTCTGATTTAATTGTTACATTGGTAAAATTCCAGTGTGTAATAGGGTTAGCATCAATTCTGGTTTTATTTATAAGTATTAACCTTTCCATTTCCTTAGTAGGAATGTTATAGTTAAATACATTCTGAGAAAATGGTATCATTCTAATACCAGCCATTTGAGCATTTATAGCAAATTGTGTTGCGTTGTACTTATCATAGTTAACTTGGGTAATGTTTAGTATTTTGCTTATCTCAACTAAATCATTTAATACAACGTCATAATCAGTAACATTGCCACTGGTTAACTTTATATAACCCTTTTCAGCCCATTCTCTATATCTTTTCTTATTGGTTGCTGAGTTCAATGAATCTTCTGGCAAATAGTATTTAGTGAAGAATACATACTCACCATTCTGAACCTTAATACAAATAGAAAAGCAAGTTAGGTCAGTGTTTGTTCCTAAGTCTAACCCTACCATACAATCAGCACCCCTATAATCTTCTATATTAACTGGTGCAAATACCTTCTCTAAATAGGCTTCATTTATCCAACTTTTTTCAGATGATTTCTTTTGCCATAAATTGAAATTTTTAACTAACACACCAGCAGTCTCAGATGGTGAGTTTTGTGCCTTATTCACTTCATCCCTAATAAAGTCAATAGAGAGTGATACACCTAAGTTTGGATTAGCCTTTACCCAGTTATTTTCATCAGCTATATCATCACCTTCATCTAGGGTATAAATAATTCCAAACTGACTTTCATCAATGGTAACACCATTAAGAATATCTGTAATATGATTCCTTAGGTTGTAACAGAATGAATCAACATCAAATCCAGCCGTTGTTATGACAATTAAAAGTGGTTCTTCCCTAGAACCCATTGCTGACTTTATTACATCATAAACACCACTATCTTTGGCAGAATGTAATTCATCTATTATGCCTACTGAAATGTTTAAACCATCCAGCCGTTTGGCATCAGATGAAGTTACTATAACTTCATTTTGTCTGCCATTCATTTTTAAGGAATTAAAGTAGGGTATAATATACTTTTCTCTTCTATCTAACTGATGAGCAAATGACTTTATTTTTTTGAAGTCCACATTTTTTGCTTGCTCCCTACTATTGGCAGATACTGTAATGGTGGCTAATTCATCAAATATAAAATGGTATAATGCTAGTGCTGTGATTAGTTCTGATTTCCCATTCTTTCTGGGTATTTCAATATAAACATATTTATATTTTCTTCTATTGTTTAATTTACTTTTTAATCCATATATGTTGGCAATAATAAACAACTGCCAATCTTCTAAGAGAAAAGGTTTTTTAGGTGTTGTATTCAGTTTTAATTTCCTAATAAAGGAAATAACATCATCAACTGCATTCTCATCAAAGTAGTAATCACCTTTATTAAGGTCAGAATGAAATCTTTCACAAGCTTTTTTAACCCATTGGCAGCTTGGAATTTTATTGCTTAAAACATCATTTACATAGCTATTTATTTTATCTAAATAACCCATAGTTATCTCACTTCTTTCTTACCCTTTAATCCATTAATAAAGTTATCAATATCTTCACTTTCATCACTTAATTTTTTATTGAACTTTTTAAGTTCCATTAAGTTCTTAGCAATTTGGATTCTCAACTGTAGCACTATATACATATTAACCTTTTTACCACTGTTTATTTGCTCTATTAACTCATTGTGCATTTCTGCATTTAAAATAGTTATCTCACTTACACTGGCATCTGCCTTTAGTGCTTTGAGAGTTTTTTTGAGTTTGCTAGTGTTTATTGTATTCATAACTTATTGATTTTGATATATTTGTATCAATGTTGTAACTGTTTGGTACTGTGTTACTTAAATTAACCTTAAAATACCATTTTTGTTAAGGTCGACCGGTGGGGGTGGATATAATGCTGATTTTCAACTTTTTACATCCCTATCCCCCATAAACTCTCCTTTACTAAAAGATAAGAACGAAGTGAGGGTACTCATTTATATAAACACTAAATAATTTAATTAATGTTCGTATAATTATCAATTTGTTTCTTTAACTCCTTACCCAAGTCATCTATGAGTGCTAATAATTTCTTATTGTAGTACTCACTATTAAAAACTGAGTTAATTATCTTCTTATGGTCTTTATGTAAATCATCAGAGTTAATTCTAATTAAGTGTAATTCAACCTCAATCTTATTCAGTTGGGTTTTAATTTCCATTTGTTGCCTACTAATATCATTTTCTAAAACTCTGAGAGCACTCTCAACTAAGTTAATTTGCTCTTTAATCTCTAATTGCTTGGTATATAAATCATACCTACTAACCATTATGATAATTAACATAATTACCATTAATACTGCCATTGTTCCCATATCTTTAAAGTTTTATTAAAGTTTTAGTTTTTATTTATTCTCATCCTCTAACTCATTGTAACCATAAACTACTTTACTTAAATCCCAGTAAGTCCCTACATAGGTTACATTCAATTTATTATTATCCCTAATGTAGTTTATTGCAGTGTTTCTAATTAGCTTGTATAAGTAAGAGTATAGATTTTTAGTGCTTTCTATCTTTTTTATTTCAATCTTACTTAGCATTATCTTCTCAACTATTACCACCAGCATATCTTCACATTTCCTATAGGCTTGGTTGTAATGTTTATTAAGGATATATTCCACCATCAACCTTATATAGGAATAAGCATCATTGGCTATTCTTCTCTTTTTACCACCATCTTCTAGAGTAAGATAGTCCCTAATTACACTCATATTGCTATCACTTAGCAACATACTTTTTCTCCCCTTTCATTATATATTCTATCAAATTTTTCATTATATTGAAATTCAACTATCTGCTTGTCTGCATAGCCCTTATCCTCTACTGTTGAGACCTTTGCTGTCTTGGTAATTACCTTATAGAGAGCGTTGTTTTTAATTCTGTATGAAAGGTTTATCATAACCCAGTAACCATCAGAGGTGGAAATAGCATAGTATATAGGTGCTTTTGTTTCATTGTATATTCTTTTGAGTTTCAAGAACTTACCTAAATCCATCATTGGTGGTGTTGATGGGTCGCAAAAGAAAGATAAGTTGTATTTTCTTACCTTTACTTCGACATAAGTCTCTTTCTCTGGATTATTTGCAGTAACCACCTTTAGGTCGTAAGGTGAAGTGGCTTCTGCTGGCTCAAACATAACAATACTGTTCCAAAATGACTTTACAAACTTTTCTCTTCCCAAGTTATCACTACTTATATAGCCATTAGTTACATCTTTGTTTTGGATTGCACTTTCTATTTCATTTGTTGTTGTTGTATACCACATAACACATTACTTTTTAAATAGTTTTATGTTTTTTGAATTTTAGTTAACATCCCTATATCAACCTCAACCCCATCAATGCTACTATCAATTAACACATTTGCTGCTTTGAATGTTTTTTCAATCAATTCAATAATACTACTTACAACTTCTTTTGAACTTTCCTTTAAAACCGAAATTAACCTTTCTAGTAGTTCTTTTGCTTTTATTGTTAATTTTTTATGCTCTATAATATCATTTAGTAGCCTCTGTATATATTTAGCTGTAACACCTAATTTAATTGCTATTTCTTTGTATGTAGGTATTTTATCAAATTGCTTTAAAACTCTTAAAAACTTTGAAACTTTTTTCTTATATAGGAATTCAGAGTAACTCTCTGTTTCCTTTGCATAACGAACTCCAAAAACCTCAACCAGATATGATTTAGTATAAACACCCTCTATATAACTGTTATACATTGAATTAACAGTTGCTTTAATTTGGTTATTTGGTAGTGGTTCTTCTATAAAGGTGTGGTTAAAGTAGTTTGCTTGTTCTAATAATGCTTCAAATGTTAACTTTTCGTTTAGAAACACATTGTATGCAATTTGATTTAGTAGATACCTACATAGCGTATTATTTCTATTACCTTCTTTGATTTTGCCTCTTACCTCGTGTTTTACCCCAAATGTTTCCTTAGTTGTTTTAGGTGTGAAAAATACACCTCTTGGCAGCACATTTAGATAAATTCTACCCTCGTACTGCACACCAGTTGGAAGTTTTACCTTTTCAACATCTATATCAGTTCGGAATTTCCGAACAGTTGTGGTTTTTACCTTATTAACTTTAACTACTTCTTTTTTAGGTCGTTTTGGTTGTTTCTTTTCTATGATAGTTTCATTTGTCTTATACTCGTATTTAGCAGCATTTTCATTAATGTATATATCAGTAGTGTAATTGATAAAAAACCGCCTCGTTTCATCTTTACAACTCTTATCTACTACCAGACCAGTTTTTGCCTCAATATCAGCAATTACACTAGCAGCAACATCACTAAATTTAACTTTACCCTCTTGTAATAAAGAAAGGGTGCTGGCAGTTAACTCTATAACTAGCCTAGCACCCTTAGAAAACGTCGGAATTTTAAACGCAAGGTATGAGAGTGAACCGACATTTACAGCCTCTTCTAATATCTTTAATACATCTTTATCTTTGTTGTCCTTTGCATCTATATCAACACCAACAAAACCAGTGTAACCAATTACGTTGGTTTTTTTAATTCCTTTGCTGTCAAAGATAGCACTAATATTGAAAAGTGGCAAATCTTTTTTAGCCTTATTTTTGAGCCTTACATTGTTAAACTTTTCTAACAACTCGCTTAACTCAATTTCTTTTGGCTCTTTACTATAAATGTTGTCAAAGTAATTAACTTTCATAATCCTTGCGTTTTTAAAATTCTACCGCTAATTTAGTAATAAATATATTAATTTCCAAAAAATAATTGTTAAATAATCTTAAATCCCTTTATTATCTTTTCTGTCAGTCTTCTACTTTAACTCTCATAATTTATTATCATACAAATATTGTGCCACTAATCTTAAATTTTCTCATTTTTGATTTGTTCTTTTAATTCCGAAACTGTAACATTAAGCACACTTACAGTTAGATTTAACTGGTTAATAGCATTAGTCATTTCTTTTCTTTCTCTTTGCAGCGTTTCCATACTCTTCTCAATTGTTTCAAACTTAGGCTCTATTACGTATGAGTAAAAGCCCAAAACAATAACCAGTATAGTAGCAATTACTGAAATAAAACCACCAATTGAAAATTCCAGCCTTGCTTTTTCAAAATTATACTTAACCATAACTACTCCTTTCTACGATATTAAATCCAAATAGTTTCATTTTATTTAATTACTATTCTATCAACCTTATTTAGCCTAATTACATTGTAAACCTTATCAAAGGTGGCTCTGCTGTTAATGAGTTTACCATTACCAGCATATTCACCCACTAAAACACACCCTAGAGTGTCCTCAACTGTATTACCCCAGTGTATCATTACCCCAGTAAATGAGTTAACATTCATTATATAGGGCATATTCCTTTGAAACTTAGGGCTATACATAATCCTTATAGGATAATCACCATATGGTATAGCAGTTTTACCGTAAATTTTTTTCTCATCACCATCAAACACACCATTCTTATTGGTGTCCCTAACTGTATCTTCTAATGTATCGCATATATACACATCATTATAGTACAACTTACCTACTGTGTACTGACTATTTAACTCAGTTCTCTCTAACCTCAACTCTTTCATTTCTCTTAATTTTTATGAAGTGGACAAAACTCTATAATATGAACTAGTAGACTCTCCCTTATTATATAGTTTTGTCCACTTATGTTAGCAATCAATTGCATCATTAAACTCTTCCAAGTTTTTTAGGTAGTTATAGGCTTGTGCTATAAAGTTATCCTCTACATCTAAACTTGGTGTAAATTGGTATAAAAACTCATTAATCGGTGGAAAATTAGCGTCTGATTTTGCCTTATTCCTATATACCCCTACGTAGAATGTTAAAACATTCTTATTGCCCTCAATTCTGGTAATTTTCCAGTAGCAACCCTCTACTTCCACTTCAAGGTTGCTGTCATAGTATTTACATTGTATTGCCATAGTTTTATAGTTTTATCTTGGTATTCCGTATTGAATTACAGTTATTGTTATTGTCTTACCACCACCAGTAATTCTAATTTCGCCACTTCTATCATAATCACTATTATTCTCTTCTACAGCTATGTTAAGGGTAGTGCTACCAGTACCACTACTGGGTGATACTGTTACCCAAGTAGTTAATAAAGGTGTAGCAGTCCAACTAACATTAGCAGTTAGGTAGTTATACCGAGTTTCAGAGTATGGATCAAAATACATTTCAATAAATTCTACTTGGAGTATAGTTGATGAATCCCTTGTTAATTCACTGTTTACA